ACGTAGTGGCAAGCAACTAAACACAGCGCAGCGGGTCAGCCTTATACGCGAGAGCCGCAATTTTTGGAATCGGGAGGGGGGCTTCGAGTCTCCTGCGATAACGGATTAGTCCCCTCGTCACCCCACCCCACTTTGGACACTTAGTCACCGGGAATCTTTTGAAACCTCCCACCCCCCTTCAAGAGTCCCGCCGATGCTTACTAGACGCCACCTATTCCGCACCCTCTCAGCCGTTGCTCTGGCCCCGCTGGCGAAGTGGTTGCCGAAGGAAGGTGCCTACACCAAGCTGTATGGCGAGTCAGAGATGCCGGGCATGGTGTACTTCTCTCGCATCCAAGACTCGTCCGATTGGGACTACGACACGACGCGGGTGTTCGTTGAATCTTACAATCAACTGCCCGCCACCCAGGAGGAAGCGTGATGCCTGACCCATTGCCCAAAGGCCCCAACGCCATCACTAAGGCCGATGCTCCGGCCCATGTCGACGGGATGCTCGCCAACCCTTCGCGTGAATTCCAACTCTGGCTGAAGGCCCAGAACCTTACGACCGAGGACGCGCTAAAGGCCCACCCCCACGTCGAGAACCAGCGGCGCTCGTTTGAGTCTCGGGGGCTGTGGGCTGGGGCTGAGGCGTGGATGTCGCGTGAGCGTGAGTCTCTGGTCAGCCGAACGTGGAATGTGACGAAGTACAAGACCGTGGCGAAGGAGATTTGCTGGCGGTTTGTGGATGCGCGGATGAGGGATTCCGAGCCGGTGACGCTGCCGGATGTAAAGGGCGACGCTGACGATATCGCGTTCCTGCCGAAACACCTCAAGTGGGTGATTCTTCACCCCGGCCTGTTCGGTGATGACGAGAATGCAGCGCGGGTGGCGCTGTCGAAGAAGTACGAAGAGGACAACCCGCCCCCGAATCAGGCGGCGATCAACACATTCCGCTATTGCCGGATGGACCCGAAGGGGATGGAAAAGACCCTCGACAAGATCAATACGATCATCCTGGCGGCGAAGCGCAAGCCGGAAGATGAAACCGAATTGCCGAAGTCTCGTGAGGAGCAGTCGATCGAGTCGCTTGAGGAAGAACTTGCTTTTGCGGCGGAGGAAACCCGATGAGTTTGAAAACGACGATCACCACTCTAGACGAAATCACAATTCGCCCAATTCCCGAGTATGGTGCGTCAAAGCTCAAGGTCACTGCAAGAAAGGGCGATTTGGAGTCGGTGGTTTTTGGCGACGCAAGAGAGCCGTACCTTGAAACCCACCTAACTGAGTTGATTAAGTCGGTAGTTGCTGGGCTTATGCAGCAAGAGAGCTATCGCCTTGCCAAAAGCCACCCTACCACCATAGACTCCCACTAGGAACTGCGCAGCCCGTCCTGGCCTGTGCCATCTCGCAAAGTCCGTTACGACGGTTCGATCACTCCACTGGTCGCCGCGTGCAAGTATTACCGGCATGTGCCGAAAGATGATGCGCGTCAGCGCAAGTTTCGGCTCAACCTCCGTCGCCGGTGCGTCGCTGACGTTGCTTACCGCAAGCAGATTCTCAAGGCGTGCGCGGAAGACCCGCTCTTTTTCTTCAACGTCTTCCTGTACCTGATCGAGCCCCGCGAACAGGAAGTTCGCCTCTTCAACACCTGGCCGCACCAGGACACTGTGATCGCCGAGATGGCGGACGGCTGGGGCAAGCGACACTTCACCGGCGACAAGTCGCGCGAGCAGGGCGCGTCGTGGATCATGGCCGGCATGTTCGTCTGGTCGTTCACGTTCCACAAGTATTCCTACCTGGGATTCGGCTCGAAAGATGACGAGACGGCCGACGATCCCGATGACATGGGCTCGTTCGGCGCGAAGATCGACTTTCTCTTGGAGCGATTACCGACATGGATGAAACCGGAGTATCGGCGCTCGACCAGCCGTCACGCTTGGAAGCGAACAAAGAACGGCAAGGTCGACAAGAGCGGCAATTCGATCAAGGCGTTCTCAGCCACCAGCGGCATCGGCCGCGGTAATCGCTTCACCGTCTTCTTTGTGGACGAAGGGGCGTTCTTCCCGGCCGGCAGCGACTACGAGGCGGAAGCGGGCCTCATCTACGCCACCGATTGCCAGATTTGGTGGTCGACTCCCAACGGCAAGAACAACGCCTTCTACGACCGCGTGCATGGCAAGAGCAAGGCGACGCATCTGGTCCTGCACTTCTTCGACAACCCGGTTCACGGGAAGGGGCGGTACACGACATCGGCCGGCAAGCTGTTCGTGCTCGATGGAGAGGAGATTCCCGGCTACGACTACGTTCTCGACGGCATGGAGCGGACGCCGTGGGGCGACGATAAGTGGCGCGATCACGGCGAAGACAACCTGTGGCTCGCGCGAGAACTCTACATCGACTACGGAGGCTCGAAGGGGCGGCCATTCCCGTCCGAGGTGATTGATCGCTCGAAGCTGACGTGTATGCAGCCGCTCGACACAGGGATGCTGCTGTTTGACTGGTCACATCCGCAGAACGTGAAGGAGCTTACATGGGTGCGCGGGGCTGGTTACAAGTTCGATCTGTGGCGCAGAGTCGACGAGTTTGGCAAGATCCACGTAGCCGATCCGGTGGTGGGGGCCGACATTGCGCTGGGCAACTCGGGCGACGCTTCCAGCAATTCCGTGCTCTCTATCTGGGATGGACTCAACAACGAACAAGTCGGCGAACTGGCCATTAACTCCCTCTCGCCGATTGAGTTCGCCCGCTTGACGGTTGCGGTGTGCTATTGGCTCAATGCGAGCGGAAAAACCTTCCTCATCTGGGAAAAGAATGGCGGCGCCGGTGCGACCTACACCGACGAGATGATGGCGCTCGGATACGCCAACGTCTACATGGAGTCGAGCGGCGGCGATGACAAGTTCACGGTCAAGAAAACCGACCGGCCCGGCTATCACACGCAGAAGACGGCCCAAACGCTGGTCCCGCTACTGTCGGCAATGGAGCGGAGTTTGGTGACGATCCACAGCCACCCGCTCGTGGCCGAGTGCGGGGAGTACGAGATCGACGACAAAGGGAAATGGATTCATCCGCGCAGCGTGAATACCCGCGATTCCAGCGCCAAAGGCGAGGGACACGGCGACCGGGCGATTGCCGCTTCGGTGGCGATGCGCGGGCTGCGCGAGCGCAAGCCACTGGCGGTGAAGGCCAAGCCGAAGGTCGATCCGCGGTCGCTTTTGGGGCGTGACAAGGCGCTCAAAGAGCGCGAGCGGTTCCAGCGTCGCCGACTTTCTCGATGGTAGGCTTGACTTTTCCATTACGCATTGTCTAAAGTTCTCGTAGGAACTGCGCAACAGCCCCGCGCGCAATGGCCGACTCTCTGTCGACCAAAGAAATCGAACGCTTGCGAAACGCTAGCCAGGAGAATTACCGGCTGGCGGCGCCGCTGCGCAAGCTCCGCGCGGAAACGCTGAAAATCTACGCCGGGACCGATTTCCCCGGCCTCGATGGCGACGATTACGCTGATCTCGTCAACCTGATGCGGGACTCCGCGCAGGCGAAAATCTACTCGATGGCGGCCAACCGCCCCCGCGCGCTGGTCCTGAGCCACGATCCGAGCCTCAAAGCGTGGGCGAAAAAGATTGGCCGCACGCTCGACGCCTACTCGAAGCGAATCCGCCTCGAACGCCCCCTTCAGCGGTGTGCCTTGGAGGCATTCTTCGGCTTGGGCATCGCCAAAGTCGCGATGATCGAGTCCCCGCACGTCGAAGCCGGGGCGGCGCCATTCGCGCGTCGGGGAAAACCGAGCGTCGTGGATTGCTCAATCGACCATCTCTGCTGGGATTTGGAGGCGACCGACTTCGACCTGTGCTCGTTCATCGCCGACAGATACCGCGTGCGACTGTCGGAGGTGGTGGAGAACGACAAGTTCCCCGCCTCGGTGCGTGCAGAACTGAAAGAGCGTGGCAGCGAGCCGATCATGGCCGCGCAGACGCAGGATTGGGCGGAGTCGATTTCAACCTCGAATCTCACCGAGACGGCCCGGTTCGAGGACTGGATTTACCTCGCCGACTTCTATATCCCCAGCCGCCGCTGCATCTACACGTTCGTTGTGGATGACGAGTTCCGCATCATCGGCGACAAGGAACTGGCCCACTTTGACTGGGAAGGCAAGTCGACCGGCCCCTACAGCTTCCTGTCGTTCGGGCGCGTGCCGGGAAACACGAAGCCATCGAGCCCTGCGCAGAACCTGCGGAAGCAGCACGAGTTCATCAACACGATCTACCGCAAGACGGAAGACGAGGTGGAGGACTCGAAGATTGTCTTCACGACCCCATCGGGCAGCGAAGACGATGCGATGCGGATTCGTGATGCAGTGAATCTGCAAATCGTCTCCGTCAACTCAAACCAGGCGCTCACGCCCCATCAGTTCGGCGGGCCAAATCAGGCATCGTTTGGCGTGCTGGTTCACTTGCTCGACATGTACGGCAAGCGTTCGGGGAACCTCGACCAGAAGCTCGGCCTTGGTCCGTCCGCGGACACAGCCAAGCAAGAGGGCATGATCGCCGCCGCCTCAGGCGCGAGTGAAGCTGCCGATAACGCCGAGTTCTTGGGATTCGTCCGCGAGATCATGGTGGAACTGGCGGGCGTGCTGTGGCGTGATGCGACGACGCATCTTCCGATGACGCTGCAAATTCCTGGCGCGGGAGTCTCGGTCATTGACGACTGGTTCCCGTCCAGCGTTGACGGCTCGCGTCGCGGCGAGTTCGAGGACTACGAGATCGACATTGAGCCGTACTCGTTGGCCTACAAGCCGCCGTCGCAGCGGGCTGAGGAACTGCGCATGCTCTGGAACGAGAGTATGCCCGTGTGGCAGATGATGGCCGAACAGGGCGTGCAGCCTGACTTCGGCGAATACTACGCGCTCCAGAGCGCCTACCGTAACGCTCCCGAGATTCGGGACATCTTCAAGTTCAACCGCCCTGCGCCGCCGCGCGGTCCTGCCGAGGAACAACGGGGAAGTCTCAAGCCCGGCGGGCCGAAAGAGTACCTCCACCGCTCGGCTGGACCGCAAGGCGGAGGGGGCGGGGCAAGCGACCAAGCCATGCAACTGATGGCTGCATCGGCCGCTGACAACCGCAATGGGAACGTCTGATGAAGCGAGAAGACTTTCTAGCGAAGAGATCAAACGTCCACAGCCAGAGCATCGGCCTTGCTGTGTCGGACGTGAAACATGCGCACGAGCGTAACGAGTTTTTCCGTCAGAACGGCATCGCCGCTGAACATCCCATCGGGAAGAACGGCGAGATCATGCCACTCGAATTCCGCGACCGCAACGGGCGGCGCGAGGCTCACCGCATTCTCGGAGTCCACGATCGTGACGCGGGCTACGGGGACCATGCGGGCAGCTAAACCAAAGGATTGTCCATGTCAGTAGAAACGCCAGAAGCCCCTGCGGCTGCTGAAACTCCTGAAGCCCCCAATGACTTCCAGGCGACGCTCAACGCCGCGATGGAACTGGCTGACGCTCCGCCCGTTGAGGAAGTGGAGGAATCAGCCGAGGGCGAGGAAGTCGAACAGCCGGAGGAGCAACCGGTCGAACCCGAGGCGGTGATTGAACCGCCGAAGGAAGGCCCCAAGCCAATCGTCGCGCCCGTGAGTGCGGAGTGGTTGAGCGAAGCGATTCGCTTGAACGTGCCGCGCCAAGTCCTGAAGTTCGCGCGCAGCGACGAAGAAGTGCGCGAGATGATCGTCGAGTTCGGCGACCAACCGGAGCCGGAAGCGGAGTCCGTTGCCGAGTTCCCGATTGCCGCCGATGACTTCGACGCCACCGACCCAACTCACAAAGCCCTCAAGGCGATGTGGGAACAAAACCAACAGCTTCGTGGGGAACTGAGCAAGGTTACCCAATCGACGACGGGGCTGATTACCGAGCGCCAGCGCGAAGCGATTCTCGCCGAAGAGGCGGAGTTCGATGCGGCGTTGGACGCTCTTGATATTCCCGAACTTGGCGAACGCGGCTCACCGGCCCGCAAGGCAGCGTGGGCGCCCTACAAGTTCTTCCAGCAACAAGGCCAAGGAGTTTCCAAGGCCGAACTTGCTAAGCGGGCGGCCTTCGCCGGCAACCCGGACCTGATCGCCAAACACGCGACCCAAAAGCAGCTTGAAGCCATCACTGGCCAACAGCATCGAACGCTGGGCGCCGGACCTGCGAAGCCGCCGGCCATCAAGCCGCCGACTCCCAAAGACACATTCCTTGCAACGCTTGACGACGCTTTCAAGAAAGAAGCGAAGCGCATGCAAGAGGCGGGTTAACCGCTCCCCCAATCGCTAAAAGAAACCTGCCAGCTAAGGAGTTGGAGCAATGCTGCCCCAGTCCATTCCAGACGTGGTGTCAAGCTACCTCGCGTCTGTCGATTTGCAGAAGTACACCGATGTGGCGCGCAATCGCCAGTTCTCGACGTTTGCCGAGGACTTTGTCGACAATCCTGTCGTCAAGAAGGACACGAAGAAAGCGGTCGAGTACCGCATGGAGTACATGAACCGGGGTTACAACAACACCCGGACCAAGAGCATCGACTCGCCGGATGCGCCGAACCGCGGCAACGTGTCCACCTACGGGGTCATTAACATGGCCTTCCAAGACACGCATTACATCGTGAACAAGTTGGAGCCGGCCTTCACCGGCGGGTCCAAACAAGAGGTGGTCAACTACCTCGACATGCACTTGGTCAACATGTACGACCGGTTCTTCGAGTTCAACGACGACCGGCTGTTCACGCTGCCGACGTACCCGAACACGACCGACCCGCTGTTCTGGACGATTCCGTATTGGGTCACTCCCGAACCGAGTTCAACCAACACGTTCGGTTTCCGCGGCGCCAACCCTGGCAGCTACTCGGCGGTAGGCGGCATCGACCGTTCGACTGCTGCGAACGCCGGTCAGCGCAATGGCGTCGGTCGCTACGCCGAGATCACGCAGGCTGACTTCTGCAAGCTCGCCGCTGAGGCCGTGCAGAAGTGCCGCTTCAAGCCGTACTACGGCGTGGCGAAGGCGCGGGCTACGGAAGTCGGCAGCGATCAACGCTTCCGGTTCTACTCCGACTTCGACACATGGCAGTCCTACCAGGACATCGCCTACGTGTCGAACGACAACATCGGCGAGGACCAGGGCAAGTACCGTGGCGGCAAGCAGGCCAACTCCAACGTGTTCATGTCGAACAGTTGGGTCTGGGTGCCGGACAAGCTCGACAACGGCACCGAGTCGGCGGTCATCGGCGACGGCTACTTCTACGGCCTCGACCTGTCGACGTGGGAACTCCACCACTACGGCGACTGGTTCATGAAGTTCGAGAAGGACGCCATTCGCCTGGAAGACAGCCACAACATGCTGATTAGCTGGATGGAAGCTCCGTTCCAGTTGGCGTGCCGTAGCGGTCGCAGCAACTTCGTTCTCACCCCGCAAGCCTAACCCTGAGCGTTCAGCGACTTAACCTGAAAGGGCAAATAGATGAACTTCGCACTTCAGACTGAGTCCAACGCCCGCGGTTGGACCAGTGAAATTTTCAAGCACTCGAACCGGGAGTCGAATCTTTCCGACATCTCGTTCTATGCTTTGGACAAGACGATCGACTTCCACGACAACTACACGGGCTCGGCCGGCGACTACACGCTGAGTGCAGCAGGATCATCGCCTACGTTCGCACGCGACGCGACCGTGCCGAACATTGGCGTGTGGCTGCTAGATTGCGCTTCGTCGACTGATAACCAGGGTGGCAATCTTCAGTGGTTGAGCCTTCCGGTAGCAGTGTCAGCGACGAATACTCTTGGTTTTGAGGTTCGCCTCAAGGTTGAGGATATTGCCACGGGACCACAGTTTTTCTCCGGCGTGCACGCGGTCGATACGGCCATCATCTCGTCGGGTGTGATGGACGGCACGGCGAGTTCGTATGCAGGCTTTATGAGCCTGACGGACAACAACGTCGTCCTGCCGACTTCGGCTGACAACACGGCGGCTGAGACAGGCGCCACGGTCGATACGCTGGTCGACGGCACCTACGTTCGCTACGGCGTGCGGATCGTCCGTCGCGAGCGCGTCGAGTTCTACAAGAACGGCGTCAAGGTCGCGACGCACACGACCCGCATCCCGGCTGCGGCCGAGATCATGTACCCGTCGTGGGTTTGCCAATCGGCTGGCACGACCGACCCGATCGTTCACCTCGATGCGTTCCGCATTGCGGTGAACAACTAAGTCCCCCCTGTCGCGCGGCCGGGGGAACCCTCTCCGCCCCCGGCCGCTGTAAAGGAGTTGTTTGTGGGCGATCGCCAATTCAACGAGATGGATCTGCGTTACCTGAAGTCCATGCGGGCTCCGCTGGAAGACGAACGGTTTCAGAAGGCGTACTTCGCGAAGCGCGATCGCTGGGAACGTATGCACCCGACCGGCGCACTGCCGTCCGCCAACTTGCTCGATCTGGTGTGTGACTTCGAGGACATGATCGCCCGCGAAAAGACCGAGGCGATTGCCGCCAAACCAGCCAAGAAACTTGAGAAAGTCGCCTAGTGACCGCCAACTCTCTAGCCGTGAGCTACACAGACCTCCAATCGGAGGTGGCGCTAGCGCTCGGCTGGAACCCAACGGCGGCGAGCTGGACACCGGCGCAGACCAATTCACTCTGGCCGCGAATCAACAAGAAGGCGCTGTATCAAGCGTACTTCCCCGAGCCGTTCCCCGATGAGCGCGTGGGCCACGGCTGGAGCTTCCTCAAGCCGCGCGGCTCGCTGACGCTGAATGCCCCCTACTCGACTGGCACGGTCACGATTGTCGCTGGAGTGGCGACACTGGCAGCCGGAACGTGGCCTAGTTGGGCGGCGTCCGGCGATCTGTGGGTGGGGACTGGCCGCTATCCGGTCAACACTCGTGACAGTAACAGCCAACTAACGCTGGTTGATACGTCGGTGACGGCGAGCGCTGGCACGTCGTACCGTTTGATCCAGCACGCCTACGACCTGCCGAGCGACTTCCAGCGGATGCTGTCGAACGCGCTCACCTATCGCCGCGATCAATCGGCGTGCGGGACGATTGAACTTGTTCACCCCGGCGACCTGATGCGGGCTGACCGCGACGGAAGCGAGGGTACGCCAACCAAGGCAGCGGTGACGCCCGTGGCGCCCACGGCGACTGACGATGCCCGCTGGGTATTGCAGTTCGCCGACCCGTTGCCAAACCAAGCCTTCGTAGTTGAGTACGACTACGAGGCGTCACCGCCGCTCCTCGATGGAACCGGCGTCAAGGTCTACCCCTACGGCGGCCCACCGTTCTCGCGCATGTTCCTAGCGAGCTACATCGACGCGGCTTACCAAACCATCCGCGACAGCATGGAGATGCACGGCCCATTCCTGGAGGCGTTGCGGCAAGCGGTGATGTACGACCGCGCCGCGCACGCCCCGCACACGATGGGATTCGGAGCGCGCAGCAAGGGCTCCCGTCAGTTTGATTACTCACGCCAGCGCGTCTCGTCCTACCGCGGCTATGACTTTACCGAACTAACCTCTTAACTCTACGGAGTCACCATGAGCACTGGACATCGTTTCCTCACCGACTACGGCAAGGCGCTTGGGCCTGGCGGCAATCACACGATTCTTGCTCCGTCTAGCGGCGGGACGTTTGAGCAGAAAGGCATGGCCTACGGCACGGCGACGGTTGGCGCCGGAACTTACATTCTGCCCGACGACGGCCTTCCGATGATCGTGCGCGCAACCGGGGCTGTTGTTATCAACAGCGAAGCCAGCGTAATGGTTACCACTCTGGCCGATGGGCAAGCCGCGATCTTCCTCCCGCTAACCAGCACGACATGGTCGGCCGTTATCCTTGACACTGGGGCGTCAGCTTCGCTCAAGGAACTGGAGGCGACGCTCACGACTCAGTACGGATACATCTACATTCCGCTCACGTCATGGCGCGAAGTCGTCAGCAACGACGTGGCGGCGCTCGCTACGGCCGGAACCACGGGCTCCGGCGGCGTTCTCGCAACGGACACGACTCCCACCCTGGAGTACGTCAACGGCGACACCGACAGTACGCTGCGGATGCTGTGGGCCACGTCGAACGTCGACCCGATTGTGACGCAGGTTATGCTGCCGTCGGATTGCGACATTTCAGCGGGCATCGCGTTCAAGGCGGCTGGCCTAATGAGCGGTTCGTCCAACGCCCCCGTCTTGTCACTGGACACCTACTTCTACGCGGGCGCCGCCGTCGTCACCGCCAAGGTTGAGGACGATACGACTGCCTTTGGACCGGCTCTGTCAACTGTCACGGCGTCCATCGCCACTGGCGACATCCCGAGCACGGCAGCCGGCGTGCCGGTCTTTGCCACTATCGAAGTAACGCCGGGCGCTCACGCCACCGACACGTTGCAGATCACCGGCACCTGGATTCAGTACACCAAGAAGCTGCTGACGGCCTAATAGCCGGGCTTCACGGTTGCGACGTAATCGACATGTCCATCTAGGAACAAGGCCAACTTCCGTTCGTGATGAACTTCATACAAATCGCAGATGACAGTGATCTTCTCGGACGGAAGCTGAAGACGCTCCGTGATGACGATACGTCGTTCGCCGACGCAGATTTGAGAGTAGTCGAGTCCATCGTTCAGTTGGTACTCGGGGCACCGGAGTTTCTTCTGACCAGCGTTCAGGACGGGAAGTCGCTCGCCCCTTCCTTCGCGGGCGTGCATGTCGACGCCGAACTGGTGGAGATTGTGCCGGCACTCCGCCTCCCGAGCTGCGGTGCGGGCAGCCTGTACTGCCGGGAAGAGAAGACTTGCCAGCAGAGCGAGCATTGCCATCGAAACTAGCAACTCGACCAACGTGAACCCCCGGCATTTCATCGGAGAATCCTTAACGAAAGTCAGCAGAAAAGCGGACCAACAGGCGCCATTTAAGACGCAAAAAGGCGCCAAGTCAATGGAATTTCCAACAAAATGAGGTCTTTGGGGAAATCGCCCTAAAGTTTTGAGTGTGCCGCAGCCCCGTCCATTCTCGATTACCTTCCCGCTGGGGGGGCTTGACAGGCAGTTTGCGATCCAGTCGCAACCGCCGTTCACGACTGCTGCGTGCCTGAACGTCTATCCGATTGACACCAGCACGGGGCGGGCGCGGGGCGGCGTCCGTCCCGTCCTAAAGCAGCTTGTATCGACGGGCTTTGCTCCCTACCACTGGTCGAAGATCAGCTACCTCGACACGACGATCAAGGAAGGCGTTCTTCTTTGCAACGCGGGCGGCACCTACTCGTCGCTCGATGGCGTGACGTGGACGGAACGCATCGCCACGAACCCAGCTTCCTCTTTGGCTAGCTGCGTCGCTTACAACGGTTATATCTACCAGGCTTCGTATGGCGCGAACACGAAGCAGGCAACGGTGTTGGGCGCATCAGAAGCCGACCTGTCGAATGCTGGCGGCGGAACCGCCCCGACTGGCGCCGGAATCGTGTGGGTCCATCAGGATCGCCTCGCGCTCGCCAAGGACCATCAGATTTACATGACGGCGGTTGGCGATGCGACCAACCACGATTACTCCGACACGACTAGTGGCGGTGCGTGGACGAACACCGGTAGCGAAGGCGGGCAGTTGGGCCATGCCGTCATTGCCGCGCTCAACCACAACTACGATATCTCGCTCGTTGGATCGACGCGATCAATCTACGCCGTCCTCGGCAACCCGCGCGTCAGCGGTACGCGGCGCGTGAGCGATTCCATTGGCCCGCTCAACAACAACTGCTGGTGCAAGGGCATCGACGCGAACGGCGACAACAGCACGTTCATTTTGAGCTACGACGGCCTCTACATGATCCCGGCCGGCGACTACTCGAAGCTGGTGAAGTTGTCGAAGAATAAGATCCCGGTGGAGATGACCGGGGTGAACCCGGCGGCCGGCGACGTGGCCTGCATCGGTTTCGACAACATGTGGTCAGGAATCTATATCACGATCAACCCCAACAGCGGGGACGACGTGAATTACTTCTACCACATCCCCACCGATAGCTATTGGCCGCTCGCACTTCCGATTACCCCGCAAGTCTACGCCACCTTTCCCGCCGTACAGACCTCGGTTCGCTCCTCCATCCTGCCGATTGGTAGCGGCGGTAGCGTGCGGCAGTTCGACAATGCTGCCTTGCAAGGCGGATCGAACGAAAGCATCGACAGCTACTTGCTCCTCGGTCCGATTCGGTTGAGCGGAGAGGACCGCGAGGGAATGTTGGTCTCGTTGACTGCGGCGCTCGCCACCGGCAGCGAGTCGGTGAACTGGGAAGTCTACTGCGGCGACACGGCGGAAGAGGCGTACACGAAAGCGATCGCGGCTAGCACGCCCGACTTCACCGGCACGTCTTGGACCTATTCGAGCGGTCGCCACTTCAACTACCGGCAGTATCCGCGCACGCGCGGGGCGTACATGTACCTGCGGATTGCCGACGTGTCGAACGAACGGTGGCTGATCGAGGAAATCATCGGCGAGCGTGCCGATGCAGGGTGGAGGCGCGTGTCATAAATGCCTGCACCTAGCAACAGCAACAGTCTGACTCTCGGAAGGCCCATCATTGATACGGTCCTTATTTCCGATCCGGGCTCGCGTATTCTGTGGGAACAGATGCACGGGACGTGGATGGGTCAGGGCTGCCCTTCTCCAGCGAAAGACGGCGACACAACCTACCAAGCCCTCTACGCTCGATACATCGCCGACGAGTGGTTCATCTACGCCGGCAAGCCAACTGACCCGATGAACCCCGATTTGGTCACGTCGCCGTTCTCGGGGTCTACGTCGATCGCTGTTCTCGACGAAGGTGTTGCGCTGGGGTCGTTTGATGAGATTGATTTTGTTGGCGCGGGAGTCGTTGCAACTGATGCTGGCGGCGGCAGAGTAACTGTCACCATCGCAGGCGGCGGCGGAGCGACGTACACGGCAGGCGACGGCATCGACATTGACGGTTCAAACGTCATCTCCGCCGAGCTTTCCACCAACGGCGGGCTGGAGTTCGACGGCAGCGGGATAGCAGTCAGCATCGGCGACGGCCTGGAAATGTCGGCGAACGATATCGTCGTCAAGCCCCACACCTACATCGACGTGACTGCAAGCGGCGTGGCGGTCGACTTTACGGAAGTCGCTCACTACAGCGGTTCCGACTATCAATTCCTCATCAACGATACCGGGACGTTCGAGTGGAACACCGGCGTCGGCGGGTCGGGCATTACGTTCAGCAACGGCGGCAACGAGTTTGAGATCATCGCCGACGTTCACAACGACAGCCACGTTGGCCTTGTCGACCCGACAACCGGCGAAGACTCTGTAGCGAACGACGCCCAGATTGGCATTCTCTGGCACGAGATTGAGGGATTCGACGACGGGCGCAACCAGCTTCACGGTCACGTCGCCGACGACCCGACCAAGCCAAAGGTAACGTGCAAGACGACCGAGGATTGGCTGGAACTGCTGGAAAGCTACGACTCCTCTAAGAGCATGGTCGTCTACAACGATTCGACCAATGCAGGAACGGAGGGTGACGAGCGGGTTCGGTGGGTTGAGTCTCCGCAGAAGGTCATTTGGGGCCTAGACCCAGATGGAGGGCACACGATCACGACGAGCGGCACGACGCTAACGCTGACGCTCAAGGTCACTAAGTACACGTTCGATGCAGTCAACTTTGTGAGCGCCGTCGATGCGGACGTGACGGTTACCTACGAAGGAACGGAGTGTGCAACACCATAATGGCAAGCGAACTCCGTTTTCTCAACGACAAGCTGCTGTTCGACAGCGACAAGCTCGCCATGAGCGAGGACTGCTGCTGCGGGTGCGACTGCGAAGCAGAAGGAGCATCGCCAGTCGCGGGTTTCTCTTACGAACAGACCGATGACGACCCGTGCACGCTGGACTTGTTCGACGAATCAATTGCCGGTTCCTGCGGAAGTATCGTTGCGTGGAATTGGTACAAGAATGGCGTCCTTGTCAGCACAGACCAGAATCCAACTGGGGTCACCTACGCCAATGGCGACGACTTCACTCTGGAGGTAACCGACTCCTCCGGCTGCACCGACTCAGCGGTAATGGAGGTAGTCTGCGGACAGCCGGTAGCAGAGTGTTGTACGTGCTGGGACACGACGTTGCCGAACTCGGTGAACGTGCATATCGAAGGCTACCCGAACCTCTGCGCGTTCATTAACGGAGATTACGAAGTCCCCCTAGTCGAAGGCAGTTGCGTCTACCGCGTCGAAGTTCCTCAACCAGACCCGACAGATAATATTCATATCGAAGTCTCAATGGATATCTTCCTACGAGTCACGGTGCGACCGGCCTTCCAAATAAACTCAGACATTTTCGAGGAATCTTGCTTTGCGGGCGGCGACTGCACAACCAGAACGGCGGGTCCGATTGTCCGCTCGACGAACGCCTTCTGGACCTGCGACTTCCCCAACCTCTATCCGCCACCGACCGTAACGGTGTCGTGGTAAAAACCCCAAGACTTCCAATGCGAAGACTAGAACACCGACGCAGGAGTGGTGCGTATGACGCCAAACTGAAAGATCGCAATGAGCAGCGGGAGCGTGCAGCCTTAAACCAGCGGACAGGCGTCCTTGGCGACGCCATCGAATCATTCCTAACCAGCCACGGCGTCACGAAAGAATGGTATATCGAATTCAAGAAAGAGCACGGGCTGCCGCCGACTTGCAACTGCGATGCTCGCCAAGAGTGGCTTAATGAGACTTCGGGCGCCCATCCCACAATAGCGAACATCGGCGTAAAATTACTCGCCGCCCTCACAAGGAAGAAGCCATGACCAGCGCCCAAATCAAACGCCTTCAGGACGAATCACGCGAACGATTCCGCCTGGCCAAGCGCCGCCTGCAATCGGCAGCCGGGACGGAGAACGGCTACACCTCGCGCAACAAGGGCTTCACCGACCGCAGCAGCTACACCAGCGGTGGGCTGGCGCGGGGCGAGCGCCCGATGTTCGAGGGCGAGTTCAACGTCCGTGCCGGGCGTGACCCGACCGACGCGGAGGTGATGGCGTATATTGAGGCGACGGGGGGCGATCCGGCGGCGAAGAAGATCCAGCAGATGATGGAGCGGTCGAAGTCTGACAAGTCGCGCGAGGCGCTGAGGCAACGGTTGCAGGGGCAGGCCGGCACGCAGCAAGGGAGTTCCCTAGTCGACCAGATGCTTGCCAGCGCGAAGTCGGCCGTCGACCAAGCCAACGCGGCCAACGACGCCCGCTACGGCGAAGTGAAAGACAGCAACACCGCCCTTTACGGTCGCGTGATGGATAAGGTAGGCGACTGGGGAGGCGTGCAGTCGAAGCTCAACGAGGAGCGGGCGGCTGAGTCGTTGAGCAACCAGAAGGCGTACTTGGCGTCGCGCGGCCTCGCCAACAGCAACGTGCTTCCCGCATTCCAAACCCGCAACGACCGTGACCTCGCACTCACCCAACAAGACCTGAGCGAGAAGAAGAGCGCCCGCGAGATCGCTTACGACATCGACCTGACGAACAACGCGAACGCCTTCATCGAGCGCCGCAACGACATCGCGCCGGACTTGGCGCCGTACTACCAGATTGCGATGGAGCACGCCAAGAGCGGTGCGGGGCAAGCTCCAGTGGAGGCGGCGACCGGCAAGGCGAAGCTGAAGCGGCGTGGCGGTGGTGGCGGTATCGGCAGCCCAATGAACGCGCTACTCGCCTCTCGGCGCGGCGCTCAACTCCAGGCGTCACTTGGCGGGGTATATGGATACGGCACTGCCAACCAAATGGTTTCGCAGGGCAATCAACTCGCCCAGACGGCGGCCTACGGAAATGCCCCGGTCAACTACGGACCTAGTTACTACTCCAACGCATTCCCGCACCGGCCTGGTGAGTCAAAGGACGCAGCCTACTATCGCCGGATAAACTCATAAGGAGACGATTATGCTCTACGACAACGGAGGCATGGGCGGGCGTCCGCCGTCAATGCCCGCATACCGACCACCGGCCGCGCCGCAAACCACCAACTACCAGAATCAGGCGCTGTTTAACCTTGGCCAGATGGATAGGCGACACCCCGCCTATCACCAACTCCAGCAGGCCCAAGGGCAGAGCCACCAAAACCCGATGGAGCAGGCGGGGAGTTGGAACACGGCGTTCAGCCAACCGCAAATGTCGCTGTACTCCCAGCAGATGCGTCCGCAATACCAGTTCGGCGGCGCGGGTGGCATGACTGGGGGCGGGATGCAGGCGATGGGATATCGGCGCCGACGCCCCATGTACGCGCGAGACATTAACGGCCGCCTCCCTGAGCAATGGGGTTACCAGCAGCAGCCTCAGTACGACCGTCCGCCGATGCAACTACGATAGGAGCCGACTGTGGCCGTCAATCACGTCTACGTCCCCGACCAAGGATTCGTCGCACAGGCGATCAACGAGGCCGGCGCTGCGCAGTATCGCCAAGGCCAAGATGATCGGCTGCGCGCGATCGAGCAGTACAACGCGCAGCTAGAGCAACGGGACCAGCACTTCTACGACAACCTGGCGTACCAGCAGGGGGCGCAGGCGCTCGACTACGCGACGAACCAGGACGCTCTTGGCCTGCGTGCCTACGAGTCTGACCAGAACCGGATGGCGGGACTGGCCGACAGTCAGATGCGCCAAGAGTACGGGCTGGCCGACACGGCGCTCCGCGGCGACATCCAGGCCCAGTTGCAAGGGCGGCAGACCGCGGGGCAGATGGCCCGCGACATGCAGAACGCGCGGCTAGAGCAAGCGATGAGCGAGCACGACGCCATTCAAAAGGCATGGCTCGACGGCGAGCACTTCACATCCGAGGACCAGTTCAAGCAGGCCAAGACGGCGTGGGAAGGGAAGTGGGGGCCGCTAGGGCTGACGTGGGGGTTGCCCGATCAGATTGCCGCGCAGCAGGCCGAGCAGAGCGACGCGGAAATGGTGGGGCAATTGGAGTCGACGTTCTTCACCAGCCAGGTGGATGGCTCGCCACTCATCCCGCAAGGGGCTGTGCAGTCGATGCTGAAGCTGGGGATGGAGCCGAAAGAGATCGCGGCCTTGGGCGTGAAGATGCAGGCGGAGTCAACTCGGATTGCGGGGATGAAGCAGAAGGAGGGGGAGGCGGAGCGGAAGACTCAAGAGAAGATCCAAGAGAAGACCGTCACCAACGCCCAGGACACCTACAAGCATGGCCAGCAGGCGCACGGTGATTATTTGCAGGCGCAGGCCGAGCATGTCGCCAATGTTGCGGAGTACGAGAACAAAAAAGCGGCTCACTCGCTGGCGATGGAAGAGTGGGAACAGGCTAAGAAAGAATGGGCGGCCATGCCCGCACCGGGAGAGGGTAAGGTCAAGAAGCCATTCACGCAGGCTCGCCCTTCTTTTACTGACGTTCCTCCAGTAGCGCCGCTGCCGATGCAGTTTGCCGGTTCTACCGGATTCCCGGTTGCCCGTTCCGTTGCCGAAGTGCAGCAAAAACTAGCGAGCGGTGAGTGGGCCGAAGGCACGCCGTTCCTCACGCCTGACGGGCAAGTCATGTTCGCGCGACTCCGGCAGCAATAGGTACACAGATGGAAGACTGGTCTGTATTTGAATCCGCCTCTGGGCCGGCAGTGGCGGGAGGATCACCGCCTCCAACTGAGGACTGGTCTGTCTTTGAGTCGGCAATGCCCGCGCAGCCGAAGGCTCCGGTAGCCGAAGACTTCGACTACCTCAACGGCGATCTTTCGGAAGTTGATGGCTTCAGCGAGTCGAGCCCTGAGTGGCAGGCGCAGATGGCCAAACTCCAGGAAGGGTGGCGCCAGACCGCCCAGACCGACCCGGAAGCTGAGCAGCGTGCTACCGAGTGGTGGCAGCAAAAGGAACAGGAAGCACAGATCGGCGAGCTCCCGCCCAACGCCACCGAACTTGAGCAACTCACCTTCAATCGCCGAAAGGAACTCATCACCGGCGAGCCGTCCGATAACGACGTGCCGGGGTTTGAGGCCGCCTACGAGAACGAAGCCGACCCCACGCTGAAGCAACAACGACTCGCTGAATTGCGGGCAGCCCAGCAGCGCTATCGCTATCGCAAGGCGCAACTGGCGGGCGAAATCGCCAACATAAAATGGACCGGCAGTTCTCCCGACCGGAAGATCGCGGAAGAACGTTCCGCGGTTGAAGCTGGCCTTGGCCCGGACATGCAACTCGCCAACGCGCCGATCATGCGCGGGGCGACGACTGGCGTGGCGAACGCGGCGAGCAACGTGGCCGAGTCGTTGCTGCGGATGGCTCCGGCCATTGGCGGTGAAGACCCACTCTCAGAAATGGCCGATGTGATTGGCCGTGAGCGGATGGCTGAAGGGCAGCGTCAAGCGTACCTGGACAACGAGCAGGGGGCCGCTGCGGCGCTCCCTAACGCTGTCGTGCAGATGACAGGTGAATACCTCCCCTTGGCTGCTGCGGGCGTCCCAGCGGCCGTACAGGTCGCTGCAAGGGGGATGAATGACGCTTACCTCAAGAGCAACGATCACGCCTACGCGCTCACGTCCGGCATCATTCAAGGCGCATTGACCTACGCTGGCGGCAAGCTCGCGGGCGGTACGTTCATTGACATGCTTTCCGGCAAGGTGGCTGGTAAGTCGCTGGGGCCGCTACTTAGTGGCTTCGGCTGGGAGTCGGCTGAGGAACTAGGCCAGCTATTCGCCCAGGCAGCGCTTGACCGCGGCTGGGGCGTAGGCGATGGGAAGATGCCGACGCCCAAGGAAGTGATGTGGACGCTGGCGGTTGTGGCCGGCGCCCGCGGCATCGGTACGGGCATGTCCGCCAACATCGAGGACGATGGCGTCAATCAGCCGGCGCTCTTCGATGAACTGAAGAACTTCGCTGACCGCAAGTGGCCGTCTCGCAAGTCCGCCAAGGAGGCTGGCGTCGACCAGATCGCAACGACCGCCAAGGAGCGGTCGAGGCTGGCGAGTGATATCCGCGACCGCCTGTCCGCTGAGGATGTTACCAAGCAACTCTACGACGCCGCACCGTCGCGAGAAGCGGCAGAGCTAGACATCGCAATGCTTAAGGCAAGGGCCGCAAGCGCGGCTGTGACGCTTGACGAATACGTTGGGAAGCGACTTAAGCGAATCGAAAAAACAACAAGAGCAGAGGCGGGGCCACTAAGAAGTGGGCGAGTGCGCCCTGATGGGCGGCGTGCGGAAATTGAGTTTCTACAGGAGGGGCGGGCAATTATCCGCGCCTTTGAAACACAAACAGAAGCCAGTATCCCCCACGAATTGTTGCATCTATTCCGCAAGGACTTAGAGGAGGCTGGATGGGAAGACGAACTTCGCAGGGTTGAGCGATGGGCGGGGGTAAGGAACGGGAAGTGGGATCGCAAGGCAGAAGAGAAGTGGGCTCGCGGCGGCGAGCGATACCTTGCTGACGGCAAGGCTCCGGTCCCGCACCTCCAGGGAGTGTTTGATAAGTTCAAGGAGTGGCTGGGGAAGATTTACTCCGTCATCACCAAGTCGCCCATCAATATCGACATCCCACCCGATATTCGCGCTGTTTACGATCGGTTGTTTACGCCGGCCGAAGGTTGGTCAGTTCAGCCTGAACTCGCTGGACAGGCGGCGGATGTGCCAACGGATGTGCGCGAAGCGCGCGCCAAACCTGCGCCAAACCTGCGTGAAACTACACAAGACATCCTCTCCCAAGCACCCGTCTCCCCCGACCTTGCCGCCAAGAACGCCTCAATGGACGAGGCCCGCGCGGCGATGGGGCTCCCGGCGATCAACCAGCCAGCGGCTCCCGGCGCCAACATGCCGCACCATGTCGCTGAGCAGGAGGCGATTCGCCAGAGAATCCCCGAGCGCGCCGCCGGCATTGTCATGGATTACCTGTCGGAGAAACGGAAGGATCTGCCCAGCCAGATTGAGATCGCTGGCATGGCGGTCTATGGCGACCGCCTCAACGAAGTCTATGCCCGCCTCTCAGAAGACGTGAACAACCTCACGCTCGACGAAGGGGAACGGATGACCAAGGCGGCAGAACTGGAGCGGATTGAGCAAGATTTCGACTTGCTCAGCCGTGCGATGCGACAGATGGGAACCGCCCAGTCACAAGCGTTCTCTCAGCGCAAGCATGTCGTCGGCAGCGACTACCGACCGCTGGCCGTCGAAAGCAAAGCTGCCGCAGCAAAAGGCAAGAAGCTAACCCCCGACGAAAAGCGGAAGGTCAAGCAGGCGGTCGACGAGCACGCCAAGGCAGAGGAGAAGCTGGCGGACCAGGAGAAGAAAGAGGCAGCCGCTACCAAGACCAAGCGGGAGAAGATCAAAACCGAGGCCAAGAAGCTGAAGGAGAAGATCGCTAAGAAGAAACTCCCGACCGACCTCACGAAGTACGCCCGCGACCTCGCCAAGCAATTCCTGGCGGAAGGCGTGACCGGCAGACGCCAACTCATCGACAAGGTGCAGAAGGCCGTTCGTGAAGTCTTCCCCGAGACGCAGCGACGCCAGGTGATCGACGCCATCAGCGGATACGGCGACTTCACGCAACTGTCGAAGGATGAGGTGAGCGTCCGGCTCCGTGACCTGAAGGGGCAACTTCAGCAGATCGGAAAGTTGAAGGACATGTCGGAGGGGAAGGCGCCCGCCAAGACCGGCATGGAGCGGCGCACTCCCAGCGACGAAGAGCGCGGGCTTATCAAGGAGGTAAATGAAGCGAAGAAAGAGGGCGGCTACGAAGTCACCGACCCGGCCAAGCAGTTGGCCAGCGCCCTCTCGACGATGAAGACGCGGCTGCGGAATCAGATCAAAGACTTGCAAGCACAGATCGACAGCAAGCAAAAGCGCATCAAGGACAAGAAGGACGCGCCGACCGACGAAGAAACAAAGCGACTAACCGCCGAGCGTGACGAACTCAAGAAGCAGTTCGAGGATATCTTCGGCAAGCCGGAGTTGACTGACGAGCAGCGAGTGGCAATCGCCGAGCGGGCGGTCAAGAAGTCGATCGCAGAATACGAACGTCGGCTGGCCGCTGGTGAATACCCAGTCGCTCCCGCCAGCAAAACACCCCAAACACCAGAGTTGCTTAAGCTGCGATTGGAGCGCGATCGCCTGCGCGCACAGTATCAGTCGGGCAAGCCGGTATCACTTGATGAGAAGAAGAGGATTGAGGCAGCAACAAAGGCTGTCGAGAAGTCAATTGTCGACCTTGAGCGGCGACTGAAGGAAGGCGACTACTCCAGTAAAGCTAAGCGACCAGCGCCTAGCGACCCAAAACTGAAAGCACTTCGGGATAGGGCGGAGTCGCTGCGCAAGAAGTATGCCGAATCAAATCCCAACCCACCCGGCTTGGACCAAGCCAAGGAAAAGCTAGAAACCCTGCGTGCCCACCTTCGCAACGGCACACTACCGGAGCCAGTAGCACGCACAGAAACACGCAACCCCGCGGCCAAGGCACTGCAAGAACAATTGGCCGACGTGCGGAAGCAACTCTCTCAATCGGAGCCAGCGCAGAAGGCACGCCTATTGAAGACCATCGGCGAACTTCAAGCCAAGCTCCAGGCCGGCAACTTCTCGTTGCCCGAAGGCGCTCCACGCCCAGTGTCGCCAGAGATCGAGCGGTTGCAGTACGAGCGGGACAAGGCACGCCGGAAGATTCGGACGGAGATCAATGCCCTCAAGCCACAGACTATTTGGGGTCATGTGTCGAGTCCGTTCAACGCCGCCCGCAGCATCATCACGACGATGGACTTGCCGCCGGTGTTTCGCCAAGGTGCGTTCATTGCACTAGGAAACCCCGGACGTGCCGCGAAGGCCACGGCTGCCGGCATCAAGGGAATGTTCTCGGACTTCAACGCTCGCAAGTCACTGGCGGAAATCCAAGCACGCCCCAACGCCCCACTGTACGCCAGAGCGAAGCTATACCTGGCTGACATGGATGGGTCGCCGTCTGCGCGAGAGGAAGCGTTCGTTGGTCGCCTTGTCGAGAAACTTCCCGGTGTGCGATCCATCGTCAGCGCGAGCGAGCGGAACTACACGGTGTTCCTCAACCAGCTACGCGCCGACACATTCGACGCAATGGCAGCTTCGCTCAGTCGCAACGGCGAGCCAACGATGGACGAGGCCAAGGCGATTGCAAAGTTTATCAACGTGGCCACCGGGCGTGGTGACTTCGGGACGTTCGAGACGACAATGACCGGACTGGCGCCGGTGTTCTTCTCGCCACGATACGCAGCAAGCCGGTTCCAGCTACTAGCAGGGCAGCCGCTATACGGTGGCACCGCGGCGACCAGAAAGCTGATTGCCCAGGAGTACGGCAAGGCACTCGTAGGCGCTGGGCTGATCTACGCGCTCGCTATGGCTGCTGGCGCAGAACTGGAAGAAGATCCAACTAACTCTGACTTCGGAAAGATCAAGGTCGGCAACTCGCGGCTCGACCCGCTTGGCGGACTATCCCAAACGGCGGTGGTAACGTCGCGCATGGCCCACGGAGTCAAGGAGACTGTCGGCTCGTGGATTAGCGGCGAGCCAAGGGAGACGAACTTCGTGAAGAACGAGGCACGCATGGCGGGGCAATTCCTGCGCAACAAACTCTCGCCGATTGCAGCCACGCTGATGAATCTAGCCACGGGGGAGACTTCGACTGGCGATAAGGTTACGCCGGGCCAAATGGCTAGCGATCTGACGATCCCTCTCTCGCTGCGGGATATCAAGAACGCCACCGAGGAGCATGGCGTGCCGGGTGGCGTAGCCCTGTGGCTCACTTCGCTGTTCGGCGTCGGCCTTCAGACCTACGAAGACAACTAGCGGAACCGCGCCTCATTCGCCATATCCTGCAAATCCCACTCCATCATCCGCAGGGTGAAGTTGGCTTGACGCATCTCGCGCAGTTGGTCCTGTTCAGTGGACCAGCGGCTAATGCCGTAGTCGTAGCGTGAGATCGGGGCCACGTAGCGCGGCGCGCAGTACGGACGGTAGACCGGGGCATAGTAGTACGGCATGGCCGCCGACTGCTGCGCCTGGTTGATCTGCCCTTGGTAGGCCGCGTTCATCTGCCAGATGTTTTGGGCGGAGGCAGAAGAAGCTGTGAGGATGAGAGCGGCGATGAGCGCGGAACGCATGGCTACGGTTCCTTAATGGATGGCCATTGGTCGCGAGGCAAGTCTACTACGTCAATGCGGATGATACGCTCGCGACCAGGGCTACGCAACCAAACTTGATTACCGTCTATGTACACCGGCATGAAACCCTTGCCCCAACCGGGCGGAAGGTTAGCGGCAATGTGATTAGCCACTTCCTCAACTGTCGGTTTTTCCATCACTCTTGCCGGGCCTGAACAGCAAATCGACAGCGGATGCCGTTTTAACAATCCGCGGATCGAGATAGCCGCGCGTCACTGTGCGCGATGTATGACCGAGCAGTTCGGTCGCATTTCCGCCCGCCGCTTCGTAGTGGCTGGCCGTCGAGCGACGAATGCGATGGAACTTGCTCCGACGATCAGCCGGCAATCCTCCTTTCATCAACATCTTTGTGAGACGGTTATAAAGCGTGCCGTTGTCGTAAGGCCAAAAGAATGGCCGGTACTCACGCGGCAGCCTGTGCAACAGTTGTGCCGTCTCCTCTGCAATCGGATAAATCCGATCTGTGTGGCCGCCCTTGCGGACTTCTGCCGGTAGGAAAACCGTCAACCCCTCCAGGTCAACGCCATCCCACCGAAGATCCATCATGGCCGCAATCCGCTCGCCTGTGTCCCAGAGGCAAGAGAACAGCGCCGACCACCACAACTGGCCGTCCACGCTCCCTACGTCCACAGCATACTTCGTACATGCGAAGAGTTTGCGAAGCTCTTCGACAGTCCACGCCCGAGGGATTCGATGGGGGACGCGGACTGGATGCGACGTAGGCCAAACGTCTAAGTAATTCTGCTTACAGGCGAACCGCCACAGAGCGTATAGCTTTCTCTGTTCGCCCGCAATAGTCCCCGCGGAGGTCTCTCGTGTCTGGCGGCGTACAACATGTTGCGCCATTCGATCCTCTGTCAGATCCTCGACTTCGGCATGTCTGAGTAACGTAAGCGAGAATTGCCGAATGGCCAGCCTGAAAAGCCGCTCTGTACCCTCTTTCGGGTGGGTCCGTGCCTTGTACTCCGAGAGCAATTCCAAGAGTCTCATCTGCGCACCCTTCTCCCATGTGCGACGTGGAAGGCCACGTTCACAGGATCGGCGCCGAATCCGTGGCTAGTTCATTGCAGATTCTTAACCTGCACAACCACGTCCACGTCTTTGGGGTAAATACCCACGCGGATGGATAAAGAAAGCCGATTCCACGGCTTATAGCGGCTGCGGCGTCGAACGGAGGCGGGCAAACCTCGCCGCGCGAAGCCTCTCTCCGGCAGTTGAAGTCTTCACCATGTATAGGCGTTTTTGTTTTGTCAAGTAAGTGTCCACTCTGCCAGCCGGGCCGACAGCACAAAAAGCCGTCGTTTGGTGTGACAACCCCCGGCTGGCAGCCTATTTGCATTGACATTGCTGCGTGTTAATATGAGGGCATGGAACCGATGTTGAGCGGAACCTACGTTACCGTAACAGAAGCGGCTACCGAGCTTGGTATTAGCCGCCAGCGAGTTCATGGACTTATTAAAAGCGGGCAACTTGTCGCTGAAAGCATCCATGACCGGCTGTTGGCAATCCCGCGTAAATCACTGGACGCGATCAAAAAGATAGAGCGACCAGTTGGCGTCCATTTAGACAAGCGGTCAAAACCGAGCCGCCGCGCCAGTTAATTTAGGGGATTTGAAGCCGGCCAAAAAAGTCGGCTTTTTTATTTGCTGGTGATATTGACACGCGGCAATATCTTCCGATAATCAATGCCGTCACACCAATTCTGACGGCACTTCTTGCGGCCTTCTCGCCGCCCGAGTGTCGCCCGTCCGACAACTCATTTGCATGGAGGCATCATGGGCCCAGACGCCGAAGGCGCTCCGTACCACGTATATCTCATTCGCGACCCTTTTCGCGACAGCGTGGTCAAGGTTGGCGTAACGAGGAATCCGCAGAATAGGCTTCGCAGCTTTCAGAACGAGAAGTGGTTTTATGGACACTCGGCTCTGACTGTTGAAATGCGAGACAAGGGCGTCGCCCCCACAATGCTCCTGTTGGCGAAGACGCGCACTCGCGCGGCTGCGTGCAAGCTGGAGGTCATTATCTCCGCAAGCCTGCGAGTAGCTGGGCTCACTGTCTTGAATAAAGAAGGGGCCGGGCGCGCAAAGGCGATTCTTTCGTCTGCCGTTGAGGGGCGTGTAATCAATCCTCGCAGCGCCTGACCAACCGCACCTAATCCCCGCGTGGGCGAAGTAGCCCCGCCGCCTCTTTAGTCACACGGAGAGAAGTATGAGCCCAGCCGTGCCACCAACATGGCAAACCAAAGATGGCAGCGTGCAGCTCTATCTTGGCGATTGCCTAGATGTGCTGCCGGGGCTGGAGGCTGGGAGCGTGGATGCGGTGGTGACATCTCCGCCGTACAACACACTCCCGAAATCTCACAAACCGAGTGGCCTGCACGGTCAACGAAAAACCGGCGTCAATCAGTGGATTGCAAAAGCGGTCGACAGCTACGCCGACGCCATGCCTGAAGATGAGTACCAGAAGTGGCTATGCGACGTGCTTGATGAATGCCGACGATCCTGTCGTGGCCTCGTGTGGGTGAATCACAAGATTCGATATCGCGACGGCGAGGCGATACACCCTGCGAGGATGTTCCCCTGGCCTATCTACTCCGAGGTAATTTGGGACCGTGGAGGAAGCATGGCATTGAATTGCAAACGATACGCGCCATCAACAGAGCACCTTCTAGGATTCGGTCGCCCGGTTGTCTGGAATGACAACCTCAATACGCTCCTATCAGTGTGGCGAATCGGGTTTGACCGTGACGACAACGACCACCCCTGCGCCTATCCGGTCCCGTTGGCCGAGCGCCCGATTATCTCCTCCACCGCCGTCGGGATGTGGGTACTCGATCCGTTTACCGGCTCCGGCACCACCGGCGTAGCCTGCGTCCGCACAGGCCGCAAGTTCATCGGCATCGAGAAAGAAGAGAAGTACTTCGACATCGCCGTGAAGCGCATCGAGTCCGAGCTAACCCGCACCCCGCTGTTCGACGAAGCCCCAGCCATTGTGCAGAGGGAGTTGATATGACCCCGACCTCAGCCGGCCACGACCTGACGCGAGCCGACCGAGAGCAGACCTGCGACGTGATCGAAGACGCAGCCGGGTTTGTGTCAACGGTAGCCAAGAACCAACGCATTCTCTTCTCCGACCTGATCGTTGACGAGGAGTGCATCGCGGAGATTGTTGGCGACTCGGTTCACTTCTCGATGCCGCGAGTGACGGTGGTTGTGCCGCTGGATAAGTGCCAGTTTGCGGACCAAGTGGCGAAGTGGATCGCCGACTCTTATGCGACGTTCGCCAAGGCGATGTTCGAGGACTTGAGGACCTAACCGCCCCACCCCGGCCTAACCCGCAAAGGAGAGTGATGATGAAGCAGAAGATTGAGATTGAGGTGGATGTGCCGGACGGCATGGAGATTGACGGCGAACCGATCATCCTCGGTGGTGAGCGCACGCAAGGGTTTTACTTCTCGTTCAAGGCCGTCGAGCCGAAGAAGGAGAGCCGGTGGACCAATGTGTATCGCGAAAAGGAGTACGAGAGTCTGAGCTACGCCAACAACGGTGCGGGCTCTCATCGTGTTGCGTGCATTCGCATCGACTACGAGAACAACCACCCCGTCTCGGTCGCCCTTGAGAGCGTGGAGGGGAAGGGATGATAGGCAAAGTCACCGTCCGCAGCAGTGAGTTCTCCAAGTCCGCGTCAGACCTCTATGGTCGAATCGTAGACAGCATCTGCGACAAAGCCCATGAGTTTACCGCTCAGCGAACGCCAGTCGGCAAAGAGCTTGTTGTATCTCGTGGGGATGTCCTGAAGGCGTTGCAGGTCATTGCCCAGATTTACGAACCTCCCCTAACCCCATGAGTGAGTGATGAGTAAGCACACGACCAAGAGCTACCGCGTTAACGTCCAACCACTTCGCCCCGGCGATTTTGGAACTTGTTTCATTAGCGGACAGACGCGAACGCCGCAGGAAGAGTTGCGGCTGTGCGAAACCATCGTCTGTCAGATTCGACGGCACGTCGATGACATCCAGACCCCGTGGGTCAGCTACGACATCGAAGAGACCTGCGAGTTCTGCGGTTCTAAGTGGACCGAGGGTGACTCGCCACACAACGGCGGCTGCTGCCACCAGGACTGCGAAGTCTTTGAGAAGCAGGAAGCGGAGCAACACCAATGACCTTCGACCTCCTATCCCTCGCCGTGCTCGTCGTGAGCGTTGGGCTGTCGGGGTGGTTTTGCTGGATGTGAACATATGAAAACAGAATCCGACAAAGAGCGCCGCAGGAACAAGCACCGCAACGAGCGGCGGGTGATGTTTGCCACGTTGAGCCTTGACCCGAAGGCGATGGTTCGATGCTCGACGTGTGGCGGGATGGTGAAGGCTCCGTGCCTCAAGTGCCAGATTGACTCACTGAAGGGGATGAAATGACGACCGCTCTAACGACTACCAACAACGATGGCGCCACGCTGCTGACCATCATCCAACAGGCCGCGAACCAGCCCGACCTTGACGTGGCCAAGATGCAACAACTCATGGAGTTGAAGCGCGAGTGGGACAAGGACCGGGCGGCTGAGGTATACGCCGCCGCTATCTCCGAGTTCCAGCGGAAGTGCCCGCAGATTCACAAGGGACGCAAACCAGTATCGGGACCGGCGTATACCTACGCCTCCTACGACGACGTGATGGCGGTGGCCGCTCCCATTCTCGCTGAGTGCGGGATCGCGGTCACGTTCTCGACCGAGCAAGTGGACAAGTCGATTCGCATGAACTGCCGGCTGCGGGTTGGAACGCACGTCGAGGATCACGCCTTCACGGTCCCGATTCCCGACATGCGGGTGAACGAGACGCAGAAGTTCGGCGCCGCGTTGAGCTACGCCAAGCGATATGCCTTGCAAGGCGCATTGAACATCGTGGTCACGGATGAGGATACCGACGCGGGAAACCTCGCCGACAATCCCATCACCGACGACCAGGCGTTGCAGATTGAGGACTGGATCGCCACCACCGGCGCTGACCGTGCCCGGTTCCTGAAGTGGGCCAAGGTCGACCGCATCGCCGACCTGCCCGCGAGCAAGTACCAGAACGCTATCGACCTCTTGTCCAAAAAGCAGGGGGCGGCGAAATGAAAGTCCACATGTGCGAGCAAGGCACGCCAGAATGGCTCGACATCCGAGCCGGCGTCGCCACCGCTTCCGAGTTCAACAACATCCTCACGCCGAAGCAGGGAAAGCTGTCCGAGGCGTGGAAGGGCTACGCCGCCCACCTGATTTCAGAGCGGCTTATTGGTACGGCAGACCCGTGGCGGTTCGAGGGAATGACCGCCGACATGCGGCGCGGGGTGGAGTTCGAGCCGGAGGCCCGCGACTTCTTCGCGTTCGTCATCGGCGAGGACGTGCAGCAAGTTGGCTTCTGCGTTCACGACAACGGCCAATGGGGCGCTAGTCCCGATGGCTTGCTGACTCGTCGCGGCCTAGAGCTGAAGTGCCCTGCCCCCAAGACGCAGATCGAGTGGGTCTACGAAGGCAAGTTGCCCGAACAACACAAGAACCAGTGCCACGGCGGCATGATCGTAACCGGCCTGGATGAATGGCTGTTCGGCTCGTACTGCCATGGCTGCCCGTCGCTGATGGTCGAGGTGAAGCGAGACGACTGGACAAAGCGGCTAGAGGAAGCCCTGCACCAATTCAACGGCCGCATGGCCAAGATGCTCGCCGTCGTGATGGAGAAGCGGGCCGAGACGATAGACGCCCGCATCCGGCAGCGCAACGACCAGACGCCCGACATCGACAAAGCGTTAGTTCCGCCGAGTGCGCAACTTGGCTCGCTGGATACGGACCCCTTCGGGGCGCCCGTGTTTTGAAACCCAGGGTCGCGCCCCGACCGCCGCCCCCGTTGTTGTCTACCACGGACAAGCGGCGGCGGGGCCGATCTTTGACATGAAGCGCAAGAAGCCACTTCAACGCCGTACCTGGATGAAGCGACAGAGCGATGCCAAACGCAAAGAGAAGCGAGACACCGATGGACCGCGACGGAATTACCGGCTGGAGTTCCCGACCTGCCAGTGTTGCGAGAGACGCCGGAGTCGGCACACGCATGAGATTGCGAGTGGTGGCGCCCGAGCGAACGCCGTTTACTTCCGCGCGGCTTGGCTGGCGGTCTGTATGGCGTGCCATCGGGAGATTCACGAAACGCCTGACTGGCCGGTGAGTCGCCAGCTTTACCAGAAGTGGAAGCACGACCGGAAGTTTTACTGCCGCAGGACGGTCAATCGACTGAGGGGCCGGGACGAAGAGGCAATCACCCAAGAGGAAGTAGACGCATGGTCGCCCAACGCCTAACCGAACGCCAGCGAGACATCGTGAAGTTCATCGCGAACTTCTACGCAGAGAACCACGTCGGCCCAACCCGCCGGGAGATTATGGAGCACTTCGGCTTCGCGTCCACCCAGGCGGTCACGGGACATATCAAGTCGCTCCTGAAGAAAGATGCGATCACCGTTTACGAGAACACCGCCCGCGGCATCCTGCCCAAGAGCGTGCGGGTGAAGTGCCCGTGCTGCGGTGAGAGGTTTGACCAACAGCTTTAACGAGGTGCGCCGATGATCGGACCAGTCAACGACTACCGAGACATTTACGTCGCAGCGTGCGGCAGGGATTTCACGAGTTGGGAAACCGGCAAGCTGCACGAGCGAAGCTGCCCGATGTGTGCTGGCGAACTCGGCGTTCGTGATGAGGAGTGCGACGCTGACGACCGTGGGATTTGTTACGAGGAAGACTAACCGCGAAAGGAGGATCGCATGGCCACCAGGACACCGCTACAGCCCACCGAACAGTGCGAACTGTTCCACACGGTCGGCTGTCACGTCTACCTCATCCGCTACCCGCAAGGGCAAGAGGATCGAGCGCGAGAGTGCGCTTACCGCTGGGTGCGCAATCCAGAGTTGGCGTTCACTTGGTCTGACGCGGTGGACGTTTACTCGCGTCGGATTGGAATGTGCAACTAACCGAAATGAGAGGTGATGGGATGGAATTGAAAGAATTGCTTGAGTTTGTCCCATTAGTCGGTGAGATCGGAAAACCACTAATGGGCCAAGTTGCCGACGTTCTCGACTCTGAAGAGTTTCGTCGGGTGATGGATGTAGCCACTGAGATGTCGGCCCGTCAGTACCACCAACTAATCAATCGCGGCGTTCCGGCTGAGCACGCAATCTTGCTGGCCGTTTCGACGAAGGTGGCGTTGGCCGACATCGCCAACAAGCAGAAAAAGTAACGCCGCCCACCCGCGGCGGCAAGAGATGAGAGGAAAGCTATGGACAGCAAATACTCACGAGCCACCAGCAAGTACCACTGTCGGTGGATGATCCGCAGGGATATGGCCGAAGTGCTCAACATCGAGCACGGCGTCTTTGAGTTCCCTTGGGCTGAGGATGATTTCATCCGCTGCCTGCGAATGCGGAATTGTATTGGATTCATCGCCGAGGCCAACGAACGGGTTCTTGGCTTCATGATTTACGAGCTGCACCAAACTCGCGTGCATCTACTGAACTTCGCAGTTCACCCCGAGTTTCAAGGAATGGGCGTCGGCGGGACATTAATGTCCGTTCTCCAAGGGAAGTTAGCAGAGAAACGCCGCGTTAGGATCACCACGGAAGTGCGGGAAAGGAATCTCGACGCCCAATTATTTTTCAAGCGGTTCGGGTTTCGGGCCGTCTCGGTTCTTCGGACCTACTACGAAGACTCCGACGAAGACGCCTATCTCTTTCAGTACCGCATCGCGGATGAAAGCGAGGTGCTGGCATGAGCGAGTTCATTTGCCACGGACATCGCCTGGAGAGGTCGCGCAACCGCTGGCGGTGGACGGCTTCGTTCTTGATTCTCGCCGTCGCCTGGAGGCTGTGGGCGTGAACCAACTCGACCTATTTTCGGTGTCCCCCGCCGAGCCGACAGTAGCCCAAGCCGCCAGCGAGCGCCAAGCGATCGAGGCGAGGCATCGGGGCGAGCGGCTGAAGCGTATTGGCATGGAAAGGGCCACCTGGGGCAAGGAACGCCTACTAGGCCACGCCCGCGAGATCGCCCACGACGTAGCCCGAGGCGAGTTGCCCGGCGCCGACGGGCTCACCTGCCGCAATGGAATCTGCACCGCCGATGATGTGGCTGCCCAATTCGAGCGCGAGGGCTTGGAGTGGATTGGCAACGCCGCGGGACAATTGTTTCAAGACGGCAACTGGACGTGGACCGGACGGATGGTGAAGTCGGCTCGCGCCCATGCCCACCAGAACTTACTTCGTGAATGGAAGTGGAAGCAAGGATGAGCAGCTACGGACTAACCCTCCCGTTCCCCCCATCGACGAACACCATGTACCGCCGCGCCGGTCACGTTATGCACCTAAGCGCCGCCGGCAAAGCGTTCAAGACTGAGTGTGCCAAGCAGATAGCCGAGACGATGGGGCCGGTCGACAAGATTCAGGGTCGCGTCGGCATCCAGATTGAGTTGTTCCGCAAGGACCGCACCGCCTACGACATCGACAACTACGTCAAGAGCGTGGTTGACGTGCTCAAGGGGACGTTTTTTGAGGACGACCGGCAAGTGGACTGGTTGGTTGTGAAGCGACGCGAGGTGACGCCTCCGGGCTTCTGTGAAGTGATCGTGAGCGAACTTTAACCAAATTCACGCCCGGCCCCCAGCGGAGTCTGAACCGCTGGACCGGGGATGACGGGGGCGATTGTTTCGCAGGCGGGGGCTGGTTATTCAAGTTGGCCAGTCCCCGCCGTTCCCCGGTTTGGAGGAATGATGAGCGAAGCCAAGAAAGCCCCGCCGAAGCCGCTAAGGGTTATGCTCGCTTGCAACGACTACCGAAACGGCATGTTCCAGGGGTGGTTTGATGCCGTCGCCATCGACAAGTACGAGGCGGAGTTGGATGGCCCGCAAACGCGACTTAAGTTCCTGGCTCGCGATGAAGGCTGCATCACCAACCGCGTCCGCATTGGCCGGAAGGTATTCGAGCACGCTGGCGTAGCGGAGTGGGTCGGCAACTGGTGCTGGGACGAGATTCACATTGTCGACGGCCGGAGATTGCTGGAGCACCTGAAGGCTCGGGGCTTTCGATGCACAGCCGGACACACGCAGTTTTTTGAGTGGTTCAATAAGACCTAACCCCCCGCCCCCGATGCCCCACACCTTTAGTTGGAGGAATGATGACGCTCTCGTTTGGCAGTTTGTTTGCCGGCATTGGCGGGTTCGACCTCGGCTTAACCCGCGCAGGCTTCACCGGAATCTACGCCGCAGAAATGGACGCCAAATGCAACAGCGTTCGCAGGAGACATTGGCCAGATGAAACGCAGTACACAGAAGTCGCTTTTGTGGGACGAGGACAGCGACCAGAACTCGTCTGCGCAGGATGGCCCTGCCAAGGCAACAGCGTGGCGGGAAAGCGTGGTGGCATGGCTGACGGCCGAAGCGGACTCTGGAGCGAAGTCGTTAGGATTCTCGGAGTACAACGTCCCCGTTGGTTTCTGGGAGAAAACGTCCCCGGCATCTTGTCCGTCAACGGCGGAGAGGATTGGGCCACCGTCCTCGCGGACCTGGGGCGGCTGGGGTATGGGTTCGCCTACCGCATTCTGGACGCTCAGTGGTTCGGAGTTCCCCAGCGGCGCCGGCGTGTGTTCATTGTCGGATGTCTTGGTGACTGGCGAAGTGCCGCCGAAATACTTTTTGAGTCCGAAAGCCTGCCGTGGAATTCTCCGCCGAGCAGAGAGTCGCAGGCGAGAGTTGCCGACTGCCTTACACGAGGCGCTGACAGCAGTGGCCGGGGAGGATACGCCGGACGACGACGGGAGGACGACGTGAACCTCGTTTCTCACTCGCTGACCGCCAACGGATTCGACGCCTCCGAGGACGGTACTGGTCGCGGTACTCCGCTGGTCGCTCACGCCTTAACGGCTTGTAAGACGGCGAGCGGACGCGTGGACCCCAGCAACGACACGCTGATTCCGTTCGACACCGGACAAGTGACCAGCAAGCAAAACCGGTCGCGCTGCGAACCGGGCGACCCTTGCCACACGCTACCGGCTCAAGGCCACGTTCCTTCAATCGCCTATGCCATCCAAGAGAGGGCCGTTTCGGAGAACCCGAATACAGGCCCACAGGGTAAAGGCTACGCGGCTGAGACGGCGTACACGCTTGAGGCTCGCCATCATCAGCAGTCAGTCGCTTATTGCTTCACAGACCAACGGGGGCGACAGAACGAAAGCGGCATAGCAACAGAATACGCACACACGCTTCACGCAGCCAAAGGGCAAAGCGAGCAGCAGATCGTCTCTAACCGCTTCGGCGTGCGTCGCCTTATGCCAATCGAGTGCGAGCGGCTGCAAGGCTTCCCAGACGACTGGACGCGATTTGGAGCGGATGGTGAGGAAATGGCCGACTCAGCAAGATATCGGATGTGCGGCAACGCTGTAGCGGTTCCGTGCATCGAGTGGATCGGCAGACGCCTGATGGAAGCGGCTGGAGACTGACCCCGATGCCCCACACCTTGCTAAACAGATGAGAACGAGAGATGGCGAAGGAAAAGCTACCGGCGATTCACCTCTATCCAGGTGACTGGCTGCGCGATGCCATCAGCGGTTGCTCGCTAGCCGCTCAAGGGCTGTGGCTGCGGATGATGTTCGTCGCCCATGACGCCCCTGTTTATGGTGAAATTTTTGCTTGCGATTTGCTTGCGTCAAAAGTGGGAATTGCGCGCAGATGCGGCTGTTCTGTCGAAGAATTTGAGTCGCTGTTTACTGAGCTTTTAGAGGCAGGAGTACCGCGAGTTGTTAATGGAATGATCGTCTCCAAGCGAATGATCGACGACGCAAAGCTAAGGGACATAAGGGCTAAGGCTGGTCGTAAGGGCGGCAAGCAAACAGGCAAGCAAAACTCAAGCAAACGCCAAGCAAACAGGCAAGCAAACATCAAGCAAAACACTGAAGATGAAAATGAAAATGAAGATGTATCTGAGAATGAATCTTTAGATTCATTCGAGGAGTTCTGGAAGGCGTTTCCCTCTGGTCGCAAGAAATCCAAAGGGCGCGCGCGAGCGGCTTTCGAGAAGGCTGCCAAGAAGTGCGAGCCGACCGAGATCATCAATGCCGCTGCTGAGTACGCAGCCAGCCACGAGGGTCGTGGTGAGTTTGTGAAGATGCCTGAGACATGGCTTAACGGCGAGTGCTGGTTGGATGACCGCGCCGCATGGAATGCGAAAGGTGGAGAATATGGACGACGCAGTGATATTGGCCCAGGTCAACGACATGATCCAACAGCAGCGCAAGGTAGCCGCGGAGTCCTCGGCTTCTAGGTCTCCCAGCCCCGTTGCGTCGATCATGTCCCGCCTGGACATCGAGCCGGTGTCGCCGGAAGTGCTGGCCGAACGCGAGGCTGCTGCCGCCTCCAAGGAAGCCAATCGCAAGGCCGCTGAGAATGCCCGGCGAGCGGAACTGTTGGCGCATCGCGTTGGCAAGCGATACGCCGGCGTTACGCTCGAAGGCTTCGAGGCTGGACACGACGCTCAGCGGGAAGTTTTGAAGCACGTCCGCGACTACTCCGAGAACGTCGAGGAGCGGATTGCCACCGGCTCCGGCCTGTTCCTCATCGGCCCGCCCGGCACCGGCAAGGACCATCTGGCCATCGCCGTGCTGTTTGCAGCCGCCGCCAAAGGCGTCAATGTCCACTGGACGGACGGCATGGAGTTGTTCGCCAGCGCCCGCGACAACATCGACACAGCGAAGACGGAGGCGTCTTGGATGCACGCCTACACCAACCCGACCATGTTGGCCATCAGCGATCCCGTCCCGCCGCTTGGCTCCGTCAAGGAAGGTTTTCAGTTGGCAACGCTGTTCAGCATCATCGACCGGCGCTACCGCGACATGAAGCCAACGCTGCTAACTCTCAACGTCAACGACCGGGATGAGGCCGAGAAGCGGATGGCGCCCAACATCGTGGACCGACTAGCGCATGGTGCGCTGGTGCTGCGATGCGACTGGCCGAGCTACCGACTCAAGTGAAGTGCAAGGATTTCCCCGACACGAGGAGTGAGTGATGAGCGAAGCGAAGAAAACCTGCCGCCACAAGCGGGCGTGGCCGACGATCTTCAATCAGCAGCAAGGATACCTTTGGTGCTCCGACTGCGGTGCTATCCGGCTGCTCAGGACAACCGCCGAGTATGGCGACCTGAGAAGCGGAACGAGCAATCACACAGGCGGGTTTGTCTACGCACAGGATCGCTGGCTCTATCCGCGTGGGCACGAGGACGTGCTGAAGCAGCTTGAGCGAGAGGGGGGAAGACATGCGTGAACCATGTCCAAAGTGCGGCGCGAAGCGGACTCAATTCGAGGGCCAGACTTCGTGGGAGTGCGGCAGCTACAGCATGTACGTCCCTGGGCTCAATCCATTCTGGGCACACGCCGAGTCGGAGCACTGCCGATGCCGGCAAAGGATAACTGAACTGGAGAAGCAAATGCGACCAGACGAAACCATTGCCGACTGGGTGATAAACGAACTGTGCGACGAACTTGAATGCGACGGTGACGAGATTGTCAACCGCGTGAGAGCACTAAAGCAAACGCTGGCGAAAATGAGTGAAGCGGCAGGTGAGTCGCATCGTCGTGTTCAGGAACTTGAGGAGGGCATCAATCGAGTGCTGCCGGACCTCAATTGCAAGATGCTCACCCCTTACTACAACGACCTGAAAAGCATTTTGCGAACCTAGCCCGCCGCTAAGTGCGTCAACGAGACAAGGAGCGAAAGTGATGAAGGCGACCGAACTGGCGAACCGGCTTTTAGATGCCGCAGCGATGCTGGGTGACTTCGATGTCGTCTGCCGCGACAAGAACGGTAAGGCGGAGACGGCGGCTAGTGTCGTCCACCTGTTTTGGAACAACGTGTTTATCGTCTGCTGCGAAGCAGAGTGGCACGAGTTGGTGTCGAACGCTGAGAGCTTAAAGTAACCGCCCCCCTCCCCGGAGCCAGCATGAGCCGCCCGATCATCCTCAGCCTGTGTGACTACAGCGGGGAGTGGTCGCGCCCGTACCGAAAGCGATACGAAGTCATCATGGTCGACCTGAATCATCCGCCCGGCGAATGGAGGCAACGAGACGGCTCGTGGAAGGTGGGCGCCGACGTGTCCCACTGGGACTTCCCCTGGCGTCCGCACGGCGTCCTGGCCGCTCCGCCATGCACTTGCTTCTGCCGGCCGGCGTCACGCTGGTGGGCTCGACAGGACGCTGACGGCTCAACCCAACGGGACATCGCCGTGATGCGCGCTTGCCTTCGGCTCTGCAAGTTGGCGACCGGCTGGTGGGCGTTAGAGAACCCGCCTGGCCGTCATCAGAAGTTGATTCCCGAACTCGGCAAGCCAGCGTGGCAGTACCAGCCGTGGGAGTACGGCGACGCATGGGGGAAGCAAACCTACATCTGGGGAACGGCGAAGAAGCCGCGAGTGCTGGAGCCGGTGACGCCGGAGCCAACGCGACGAACGCCCAACGGCAAGACGCAGGGGCGCATCGCGTTCATGTCGAGCAGTTGGAAGCGAGAGCGAGAGAAGACGCCGCGCGGTTTTGCGTTGGCGTTTGCGAGAGAGAACCCCTAACCCCCGCGCCCTGGACGCCCCGTCCACTTACCGCTGACCACGAGAGAGGATTGTGATGACAACCAATAATGAAATGAAGGAACGAACACGCATGATTCAACAGACGATTCTCAGCCGAGTCGAGCCGCAGGAATTCACCAAAAGGCCCGTGACCATCAAGGCCATGCACTTCGACGGAACCAACACAAAGGAGTGCTGCCAGTTTATTGGTCGCCAGAGCATCGGTAGTTGCACTCCTGGCGAGTGCATCGAAATCTTCACCCTTGAAGGACCAATGCGAGCGAGTGTTGGCGACTACATCGTGTGTGGCGTGAAGGGCGAGTTCTATCCGGTTAAGCCGGAAATATTCGTTGCGACGTACCTTGCTACCCGCCCAACCCCCAGAGGCGAAGATGAGCGAGAGTAAGTGCCCGACCCAATGCCCTGAGTGCAAGGCGGCGTTCAATTCGTACAGCACGATTCGCTACCCGGCAGACGACAACCGCATCCGGGTATCTGGCGACTACGAGTGCGGTTCGTACTTCGTCAACATGGAGGGCGATTGGCAATTCAACCAAGTCCACGCCTGTGAGATCGCCCGCCTTCAGTCCGCGCTCGAAGCGGCGGAGGGACAACGAATTGATGCGGTGGAGAGCGATCTCCGCAACAGGATGCTCTTGGAAGATGCGGAAGAGAAACTCACCGCCGCGACCGCCCGAGCCGAGGCGATGGAGAACCGCATCAAAGAGTACCGCGCCAAAGTCGAGGAGCTTGAGCAAGCCAAGGCCAATTACCACGACAAGTGGCTGAATGAAAAAGAGAAGCACGAGGAGCTTGTTCTTTGGCGCTGGCTAGTAGAAATGCAACTGACGGTTCAGGCGATGGCTAGTTCAGTCCCAGATAAACCGTACTGGGCTGTGCTAGATGTCGACGGCGAGTGCCTTGGCGAAGGACCGACGGCCGTAGAAGCAATCAATGAGTCTCGCAAGCTGTTCGACGTAACCGCCCTTCTCCCGCAGCCGAAGGAGGTGGGCGATGGGAAGTGAGCGCAAACTCCTCTACGCCGACGAAGTGAAGGCGGCGATTGACCGAGCGTTTGGTTCTGTAACTCCACTAAGCCGACTGGCGTACAAGATTCTGTGCCAGCGTTCCATCGACGCCCTCCCCGCCGCCAACACACGGGAGCCCCAAATGATCCACTCATCCGAAAAAGTCACCCTCCCAACCGGCGAGTCGGTAGTCATCTACTGGACCGAACCGGAAGGGACGCCGCTTCGCGCAGGCATCGCCATTCAGGCAAAAGGGTTCTGCATTGCGGCGCAGGGGAAGGCGGAGTCGATGGCGCTCTTTGGGGGGCTGCCTGTGGGTGGAGAGCGGAGCGGGCCGGAGAGGCCGCCGATGCTGTTGGTCACGCTCAACAAAGGCTGGCAGCCGGAGTGGTGGATTCGCCACCTGGACGTATGGCGCCTGACGAACGGCGCTGAAACGCGCAGTAAGTATATCTACGAAGTCGACCGCACCGCCTCTGACGCCGAAGCGTTGCGTTTGTTTGACGCCGACGTGGCCGCGAGTGGGCGGTGAGCGAAAGGGAAAAGCATGTCAGATGCAACGAAAGAACTACGCCGCAGCGCGGCTTACCAAGTCAACCGTTCAGCCGTCGAGACGTTCGCTGAGATGCTGAACGTATACAAGGGGCTTGAGCCCGCCCTTCGCGATAGCGCCGACCGAATGGTTGAGATTATGGGCGAGGCTGACACGACAGAGAGCGAGTGGAACCTGTCGATGCACACGCTCATGGAGCTTCTTTTGGGTGACTAACTAAGCCGCGGCCGCGCCGCAGAGGAGTGGGTGTGCTAACAACTCTTGTGCTAACCATCGTCGCAATGATGATCGTGCAGGCTCTTAACGTCGACCGATTCTGCCTGATGCAGAAGAATATCGACACGCTATACCGCCTTAACGGCGAGCTTAGGAAAGAGCTTCTGGTGGAGCGTGCTAGGCGTGAAGGCGTGTTGAGGAGTTGGCTTTCGTCCGACGCATCCGCCGGCGGGAGGGGAGCATGAGCGACCGCCACGAACTAGGCAAAACAATCTGCGCCTCAT